TGAAGCAGATGTCTCCATGGGGCATCGTTCATCGTGAGGAGATGGAGATTAAAGGTCGTCAACAGATCATATACAACATGTTTGGCATCAATGTTGTAGATTATCTTGATCTTTATAAGAAGTTCACATATACTAATCAAGAATCATATCGCTTAGATCACATTGCTTTTGTAGAACTAGGTCAGAAGAAACTTGATCACAGTGAGTTTGAAAACTTTAAAGACTTCTATACAAAGGACTGGCAGAAGTTCATTGATTACAACATCAAGGACGTGGAACTGGTAGTTCGTCTTGAGGAGAAGATGAAGTTGATAGAGCTTGCTATTGCTCTAGCATATGATGCTAAAGTCAACATAAGGGATGTGTATTTCCAAGTGCGTATGTGGGATACCATCATATATAATTTCCTTAAGAATAAAAATCTTGTTGTACCACCAGCAAAACGATCAGACAAAAACGAGAAGTACGAAGGGGCTTATGTCAAGGAACCGAAACCAGGACGCTATGATTGGGTTGTTAATTTTGACCTCAATAGTCTTTATCCTCACCTTATTATGCAATACAATATCAGCCCAGAGACCCTCTGGGAGACTAGACATCCCAGCGCGAGCGTTGAAAGGCTCTTAAGGAAAGAGGTTAAGATTGATGGTGAGTTTTGTGTAGCACCTAATGGTGCACAGTACAGGAAGGATATCCATGGGTTCCTACCAGAGATTATGCAGAAGATTTATGACGAACGCACGTTATATAAGAAAAAAATGCTTCAAGCAAAACGGGATTATGAAAAAAGTCCCACTGCTCAGTTACAAAAGGATATTAGTAAATTCAATAACATCCAAATGGCTCGAAAGATCCAGCTCAATTCGGCTTATGGTGCCATCGGAAATCAGTACTTTAGATATTACAACCTACGCAATGCTGAGGCGATTACTTACGGTGGGCAATTTAGCATCCGTTGGATTGAAAACAAAATGAACCAATACCTTAATAGGGTATTAAAAACAGAGGAGATTGATTATGTTATTGCTTCAGATACTGATTCCATTTATCTTAATATGGGGCCTTTGGTCGAGACTGTATACAAGGGCAGAGAGAAAACTGATGAAAGCGTTGTCACGTTCCTTGATAAGGTCTGTGAAGTGGAACTTGAGCCTTATATTGAAAGTTGCTACAAAGAACTGGCCGACTACGTAAACGCATATGATCAGAAGATGTTCATGAAGCGTGAGAATATTGCTTCTAGTGGTATATGGACTGCTAAGAAGAGGTATATTCTTAACGTATGGGATAGTGAGGGTGTTCGTTATAAGGAACCTAAACTTAAGATCATGGGTCTTGAAGCAGTTAAGTCTTCCACTCCTATGCCATGTCGTACTGCAATTAAAGAGGCATTAAAGATCATGGTGACTGGTTCAGAAGACCAACTTATATCCTTTATAGATAGATTCAGGGATGAGTTTGACTCATTACCGCCTGAAGACATAGCATTTCCGAGGTCAGTCAATGGCTTACGCAAATTCAAAGCGTCAGGAACCGTGTATTCAAAGGGATGCCCTCTACATGTTCGTGGAAGTTTGCTTTATAATTTTTATATCGCAAAAAACAAACTCGAATACAAATATCCGTTAGTTCAAGAGGGTGAGAAGATCAAGTATCTGTACTTAAGAGTTCCAAACAAAATGAATGAGAACGTTATCTCTTTTCTTAACACATTTCCTAGAGAATTGGACTTGGAGAAGAGTATAGATCGTGATGCCCAATTTAAAAAATCTTTCTTAGACCCTTTACGGATGATCACAAACGTGATAGGATGGGAAACAGAGAGAGTGTCCAACCTTGAATTTTTATTTGCATGACTTCATCATTTTTTAACGACATAGCGAAAACAATTGACAATGAATATGCTGGTCTCCTTTCTGAAGGTGGCGTGGGAGATATTGAATCTTTCATTGACACTGGTTCTTATATTTTTAATGCTCTCTGTAGTGGTTCAATTTATGGTGGTGTTCCAAGCAATAAGATCACTGCATTAGCAGGTGAATCAGGTACTGGTAAGACCTTCTTTTGTTTGGGTGTTGTTCAGAATTATCTGAAAGAGAACCCTGAAGCAGGTGTAGTTTACTTTGAAAGTGAAGCTGCCATCACCAAAGACATGATAGATGAGCGTGGTATAGATGGATCACGTATGATCTTATGTCCTGTTACTACAGTACAGGAGTTTAGGACACAGGCAATACAGATATTAGACAAATATCTAGCATTGGACATAAAAGATCGCAAACCAATGATGTTTGTGCTAGACTCATTAGGAATGCTTTCTACTTCTAAAGAACTAGCGGACAGTGCAGAGGGTAAAGACACCCGTGACATGACTAGAGCACAGGTAGTTAAAGCAATCTTCAGAATACTTACCTTAAAACTTGGTAAAGCTAATGTCCCTTTACTTGTCACTAATCACACCTATGATGTCGTCGGAGCCTATGTACCCACTAAAGAAATGGGTGGGGGTAGCGGTCTTAAGTACGCTGCTTCTACCATCATTTACCTCTCGAAAAAGAAAGAGAAAGACGGTAAAGATGTCATCGGAAACATTGTCAAGGCAAAGGCTGCTAAGTCGCGTCTGACAGTAGAAAATTCACAAGTAGAAACGAGGTTGTACTATGATGCAAGGGGACTTGACAAATATTACGGACTACTGGAGTTGGGTGAGAAGTATGGAGTTTTTGAACGTAAGGGAAACCGTATTGTTGTTGGGGAGTCTAGCGTCTACCCTTCTGCTATTCTCAAGGATCCTACCAAATATTTCACAGAAGAAATAATGGAGAAAATTGACTGGGCTGCTGGTCAAGAATATAAGTATGGTACTGATAAGTCATGAAGATAGATTTATTTTCTGCACCAATTCGTAAGTATGCTATCTCTAATAATCAACCTCACGTAGACTATTGGGATAATGAATACAAACAGGAGAGATTCGATCAAATATCTCCTGTAATTATGGCATACCCTAATGTACCCAATCCTTTATATCAAAATTATAGTGATATAATGGATCAGTTTATGGATGAGATTGGTGCTTCTGATACTCATTCGTGGATCTTCCAAACATATATTTTAAAAGCACTTGAGAAAGGTGAGAGTACAGATAGAATGGATACTCTACCAAGTCATTATACATTAACTCACTACATAAGTGATTGTAAGAAGTCAGATATGTATTGGCATCCAATACATCAGATTATTCGTACCTTTGATCCTAGTGTCAATGAATGGACTGACACTAGTGGGGTTTACGTGAACCAAGGAGATGTTATAATACATCCATCATGGATTGAATCTAATTCTCCTATGAATGAAAATTCTGATCTTAGAATGACATTATCAATTCCAGTGGTGATTAAAAAGAATGAGCAAAGTTGAGAACCTGATATTAAAGAATCTTCTTCTTGAGGAAGAGTATGTTCGGAAGACTTTACCATTCATTAAGTCAGAGTATTTTTCCGAGACACTTGAGAGGAATTTATTCAATGTAATTTCTAAATACTTCACTGCGTATAATGCTTTACCTACTAAGGAAGCATTAGAGATTGAAGTAGGACATCTCGATACTATATCTGATGATCAGCATGGACAAATTGTGCAACTCATTAGAGATATTGATGATGAGAAGTCTGATCCTCAATGGATCTTAGATAGTACTGAGAAGTGGTGCAAGGAACGTGCTATTTACCTTGCTCTCATGGAGAGTATTAAGATTGCAGAAGGTAATGATGAGAAGAGAGCTACTGGTGCAATACCTAGTATACTTTCTGATGCATTAGCAGTGGGATTTGATACTCATGTAGGACATGATTACCTTGAGGACTACGAGCAAAGATACGATTTCTACCATACCACTGAGGAAAAGATACCTTTCGATTTGGAATACTTCAACCGTATCACAAAGGGTGGACTACCTAATAAAACTCTCAACATTGCTCTTGCAGGTACTGGTGTGGGTAAGTCTCTCTTTATGTGCCATGTTGCTAGTAGTGTGCTTCTCCAGAGTAAGAATGTTTTGTACATTACGTTGGAGATGGCTGAAGAGAAGATTGCGGAACGTATTGATGAAAATCTTTTAAGTCTTGATACAGATTCTCTTCATCAGTTACCTAAGATGATGTTTGAATCTAAGGTACAGAAACTTGCTGCTAAGACACAGGGTAAGTTAATTATTAAAGAATATCCTACTGCGTCTGCACACAGTGGACACTTTAGATCATTGATCAATGAGTTAGCACTGAAGAAAGATTTTAGACCTGATATTATATTCATAGATTACTTAAACATATGTGCATCTAGTCGTTATTCTAAGGTAGGCAATGTCAACTCTTACTCATACATCAAAGCGATTGCGGAGGAACTTCGTGGATTGGCTGTGGAAGCAAACGTCCCGATTGTTAGTGCTACTCAAACTACTCGTTCTGGTTTCGCTTCTAGCGACGTTGACCTTACTGACACGTCAGAATCTTTCGGACTCCCTGCTACTGCTGACCTTATGTTCGCTCTCATATCTACTGAGGAGTTGGAAGCAATGAATCAGATCATGGTTAAGCAGTTGAAGAATAGGTACAATGATCCTACAATGAATAAGAGATTTGTAGTTGGTCTTGATCGTTCTAAGATGAGATTATATGATGTAGAACAGTCAGCACAGGATGGTCTTACAGATGCTGGTCAAGAAGAGATTGAAAATGTTAAACAAGATTTGTCTAAGAAGTTTGCAGCACTCAAAGTATGAGGGTTCTTGCTATACATTATGGCAATCACGATGCTAATGCTTGTATCTACGATGGTGAGATCAAGCATTATTTTTTGGAAGAAAGATTTAGTGGTAAGAAGCATGATGATAAGCACTTTCACATCTATAAAAATATACTGAAGGTAGATGAACCAGTAGATCTTATAGTATTATCTTACTTTGGTGATAAGACATTCCTAGGTGATGATAGTTTAAAATTTACTAAGGTATTTCTTGAAGCTTATAAGAGAAAGCATGGTAAACTTCCTAAAATTATAAAGGATAGTCGTCATCATAAATTTCATGCAGCAGGTGCATACTATAACAGTGGATTTGATGAGGCACTTGTTGTAGTTATTGATGGTGCAGGTGGTCTTTCTAAGGGATTGTTTGAAGCTGAGACTGTTTTTATAGGTGGTTCATTTGAGAAAGTATATGAAAATAAAATAAAATTATATCCTTGGGTGAAAGGTCATTCCATGATGGGATTGGGTTATCTATACTCTGCTGCTGCGGTGCAGATGGGCGAACGATGTCTTCAAGCAGGTAAAGTTATGGGACTTAGTGCTTATGGAGATGCACATACAACACATATAAAAGATGACTTGTATGTGGACGATGATATGTTCCATTGTAAGGATATTCATCTCATGTTTTATGATGAGAATCATATGAATATAGCACAGGAATTATATGGTAAGAAAGGTCTTGATACTATTACAGAATTGACACAATCTAACTATAAACCCTATGCAGATTTTGCAAAAGAGGTGCAAATTGATACACAAAACGTGGTAATTAAACTTGTACGGGAATCATTAGAGAAAACTGGACTACATAATGTTTGCATGACTGGTGGTTATGCAATGAATATTATTACCAATAATTTATTGGTTGAGACTTTCCCAGACGTTGAGTTTTATTTTGAACCAATGGCTACAGATGTTGGTATTTCAGTGGGAGCTGCTATACTATATTCTAAGGAAAGAAAACCATTAACCACTACTGCATTTCACGGCTGGCATTATGACCTATCAACATTCAGAGGAACACAAACCCTCGACACGAAAGGAGTTGCTAAACTCATTCAAGAACAAAGAAGCGTTGCAACTTATTTTGGACACGCAGAATCTGGACAAAGAGCACTTGGAAACAGAAGCATCCTCTACAACCCGTTCGCTATTGACGGAAGGGATGTAGTTAATAGGATTAAGAAGAGAGAATGGTATAGACCATTTGCTGCATCTGTATTACAGGAAGATGCACATCTCTATTTTGACATGAAGACACCGAGTAGATTTATGACCCAGTGTTATTCTGTTAAGAGTGATATTCCAATTCCTGCTGTAACACATATAGATAATACCTGTAGGGTACAGACTGTCACTGATGGTATACTGTACGAACTGTTAAGTGAGTTGAAAAAACTCACTGGACATGGTATAATATTAAATACTAGTTTCAACCTAGCAGGGGAACCCTTAGTTGAAACACCACAACAAGCACTTGACATTCTTAGTAGGTGTGAGTTAGACTACGTTTGGTTCCCAGAGACTATGCAATTATTTTCATGACTATAGATTTTGATAGATACTCTCATTTCGTGGATGGTGTCACATCCGATTCCAGTAAAGATTTTGTCTATCTTGCTGACCGTTTGGTTGAACTTGACAGAAAGGGTGCCAATATTGAACGTCTTACCACTGCTGGCGTTGGCCTTGCTGCTGAGTCTGGTGAGTTTCTTGAGATCGTTAAGAAGATGGTTTTCCAGGGCAAACCTTGGAATGACGACAATAGAGAGCATCTTATTATTGAGTTGGGTGATGTTATGTGGTATGTGGCACAAGCTTGTATGGCTTTGGACATATCTTTCGACGATGTTATCAAACGCAATATCACTAAGCTAGAGAAGAGATATCCAGGTGGTAAGTTTGATATAAACTACTCTGAAGTACGTGCAGAAGACGACCTCTAAGTTTCATCAGGCATTTCCTACTGTAATATACGAAGCACATATACCAGGTCATCTACCATCACTCTACAAGAGTTTTGATGATGGTAAGTTTGATAATACAACTGGGAAAGTTACAGGGGAATTGAATGGTAAGGTTCTGATACATCAGGATCGTAGGCTTGAATCATTCTTCAAGCAGTTGAAGAAGTCTGCCAGAGAATATATAAATCATTTTTGTATAGAAGATTGTTTTGATATAAATTTTGTCAAGACATGGTTTACTATATGTGATCCAGGTCAGAGTGTTCCTATGCACTGGCATTCGTGTTCACATATTTCATATGTTTATTACATTCAGACACCAGGAGATCCAATAGTTCTACATAAAAGAAATAGTAACGAGTGGTTTGGAGATGCATTCCAGTTTAAAACGGAACACAACTATTGCAATGGTGATGGGTATGCTATCACACCTAAAGCTGAACATGTGGTTATGTTCCCTGGTAGTCTTGAACATTATACTGCTCCAGAAAATAGAGAACATCAACGAGTTAGTCTCGCTGGTGATATTGTATTGACGTTGAAAGATAGAACAGATACAGAATCAGGTTTGCTACATCCTAGATATTGGAAACAATTCTAAATAAAGTATAGAATTCTATACTTTACATGGCACTAGAAAGGATCGATAAGATGGACATTCTTGGTCGTATTCAGACTCATGATGTTTGGCATGAGATGAATATGATATTGGATTTGGCTGATGAGGGTCAGAATGATCCACCTTGGTTCTTTGAGAATAATAGTGGAACATCTGGATATTGGGATAAGAGATCTTTTGGTTATCAAAATAAGAAGATGATATCTTTTAAGACTACTTACCGAGGTATAGAAAATCTTATCAAATCAAAGGAACATTCTTATATGGTTGTTAAGAATAAAAATAATGTAAAGAAGAATCCTGGTGAGAGAAAAATTAAACATGCTAAAGACGGTAAGCCTCATATCTATCTCCTATTGAATGCTCAAACTATAAAGTTTGAAGGTACTGGTGAGACTGGTAGAGGTTCTCAGGGTAAGCTGTCTTCTTCTGACATGACTAAAGTTCAGGAGCTAGGATCTGCATGGGTATTTTATCAATGTCTTGTTAAGGATAGGGGGAAGAATTGGAGAAAAAATGCTCAAGGCTGGATGGATCTAGCAAATGATAAAGTTATAATGGATGAGCTTCGTAATATCTGGAAGTGGAAGGGTGGAAATATAGATGATGGTTCTGGTGATCAATGGCTTATTAATTTTTACAATCAACAACATGCTGTAATTGAAAAGCTTAGAAGTCATGGGGCATGTTGTATGTTTGATCAGTTCACTCATTCAAATGCATACACTCTTCCTGACATGAAACCAGATTCTTTTATGGATTGGATTGCTGCAAGGGTAGGTAAGATGGGTGTTTCTGGTAAGGATAACTGGAACCCTGCTGACATATGGTTGATTCAAAGTAAAGAGGAGGAGAATGCTCGTAAATATATTCAAGGAGTTCTTGATGGATTGTATTCCATGGAAGTTAAGAGGGAAATGGTTAATGAGCATATGCGAAAACTATTCCAGAATAGAATAATATTTGGTATATCTCTTAAGAAGGTTACTAAGTATCCAGCTAGCGTAAAGTACTTTAATCATACAACAGAGTTCTTTACTGAGTCATGGGCTAAAGGTGGTAAAGGAACTGATACACATGAGATGAAATATGATGGTGCTATTTGTAAGTTGGGATTAGATAATGATGATGTTATTGAAACTCAGGACTCATGGTTCTTTGTAGATGATCCTGATGGTGGGTATTATAAATTTCAAATCAAAGGAAATAGTACTACATCATTCTCTACATTGAAGTATGAAGCACAAGCTGAGGGTGCTGGTGAGGCTAGGTTAGGTAAAGCAACTGTAGCATTGGTAGAGGAAAACTTAAAGAGATTTAAGGTTGGAGATAAGTTTGTGAAGGATAAAGAGAGTTACGCAATGGATGCAGATCAATTTGTTGCGAATAAAGGAACTATCCAAGGTCAGACTTGGCAGGATATGCTTAAGTGTTTACAAACTAATAAAGTAAATCTTGGTGAGGCTAAAGATGCTGATGATGCATATTCTAATTTGATGATAGGGTTTACTACTGCTCCACATGTTTGCAACATGAAGCTTCAAGAGATTAGATGGTTATGTGCATTCTTTTCTATCAAGGAACAGAAAAAACGAGATGAGTTTGCTACTAATATGGTATGGTTATCAATGAAAGCTGGTAGAAGATACGGACCATTTGCTAAGGTATATTAATGAGTAAGAACACACACTTAGAACATTTAGAAGATAGTCTTTTAATGGATGGAAAGCAGGGTGCTAAAGATGCACTCACTTACTTGGATGATTTGTGTTCGATGTTTGTTGGTGTACCAAATAATCATTCATCAGTTACTGTGAAGTGGGATGGATCTCCTGCTATATTCTGTGGTAAGTATCCAGGTAGTGATAGAATTTTTGTTGCTACTAAATCAGTTTTTAATAAGAATGCAAAGATCAACTATACTAAGGAGGATGTTAAAAAGAATCATGGACATGCTGCTGGACTTGTAGAGAAGTTGAATTCTTGTTTGGAATATATTCCTAGAATGAATCCTAAAGGTGTATATCAAGGAGACCTTTTGTTTACTGATGATGCTGAGGAAGGTGTTATTGATGGTAAGAAGTGTATTATTTTCACACCTAATAAGATTACATATTGTATTCCAGAAGGTGATGAGTTATATGATAAAGCTAAGAAGGCAGGTTTTTGTGTAGTATTTCATACTAGATATGTTGGTAATAGTATAGACAGTTTATCTGCTAGGTATGGTGGTGATTTTCATTTGGATGAACATGATGATATTCTTGTTATTAGTGCAGAGACTGAATCGTTGGGTAGTAAGAGTTTAATTTCTGAGAAGGAGATTCAGAAGTATAGAGATACAAGGAAGGAAACTCTTAAACACATTGAGATTGCTGGTGATCTTATGGATCTTATGTCTGAGCATATTAGTTCATCAAATAATACATGGTTACTTGGACCAAACATGAAGATCTTTTTTAATAAGTTTGTACGTGATAGGAAACCAGTAAGTAATCCTGATAGGTTTGCCCAAGAGTTTTGTGATTGGTGGAATGCTAGGTTGAAGAAGGAGATTGCTAGTAAGAAACAACCTAAATCAATTTCTAAATATAAATTGCATAGGAAGGATGGTAGAGAAATTATAAACAATAATATGAAAGAACTTGCTGCACTTGTCACAGTATATAAATCTATACAAGATGCTAAGCTCCCTTTCATTGATAAACTTGGAGCTACACAGACGAGGTTTGGTACTTTCTTTAAGAAAGAAGATGGTTATCAAGTTACAAAACCAGAAGGTTATGTTGCTATTCAGTATGGTAAGTATGCATATAAGATTGTTGATCGGTTAACATTCAGTGCTGAGAATCTGAACAAATCCCCTAATATCTAAGATGGCTGAGGAATTAAAAAGAGTTGTATTCTGTTGGGGTAGGATGAATCCACCTACGATAGGCCATGAGAAGTTGATTAAATTTACTATTGATAAGGCTAAAGGTGATGACTGGTGGGTTATGTCCACGCACTCACATGGTGGTGAGAAAAATCCTATAGGTTATGATGATAAGATTATGTACTTGAAGAAGATGTTTCCTAAACATGCTGACCATATCTATGAAGGACCACACTCGCAAACTATTATTAAAGTAATGCAATTCCTTCAACCAGATTATGATCATGTTGTAGGTGTTGTTGGTTCTGATCAATTTCCTTGGCTTAGTAGGTTCTTACCAGAACGAAATGGTACGGATGATTATACCTTTGATAAGATAGAAGTGCTGAATGCTGGTGGAAGGGATCCTGATGCTAAGGGAGCTGCAGGTGCATCATCTAGTAAGCAAAAAGAATTCGTTAGGAAGAATAATGTTCCAGAATATTGTAGTTATCTTCCAAATACCTTAACTATGAAAGAGAAGATCGACCTGTTTAAATTGACTAAGAAAGGTATGGGCTTATAAATAAACTTGATATGTACACATATATTAATGAAATCTTTCTCTGACTTTGCTAAAAAGACTCAGGTTGCGGAAGCAAAAATCACTCGTGATAAGTTCTACAAGAACGAAGTATATAAAAAAGGTGAGTGGGTTTTAACTGAGAACGGACAGGTCGGAAAGATCTTACGTCGTGGACCTAACTATGTACTATGTCTAACTGCTGAGGAAACAACCTTCCGCACTTGGATTACAGACATTAAAGAGGTCTTTGAAATTGGAACTGATGCATATCGAGAGTATGTTATGTCGCTTACTCCTGGACAGAAGGTACAGAAACCTGCTGGAACAGTTGCAGTTAAGCAAACAATTCCAACAGACCCTATAAAAGATAAGATGGATCACCACGAGGAAAAGTCTTTGGCACAGTATGCTGCTGAAGCAATAACAAAGAACGCTAAGTTTGAAGGACCAGTCGTACAGAACGATGTCCAGAAGGAGTGGAGGTTTGATTACTCCGCTAAGATGGCCAGCACAGATATCAAAGGCAAGGGTGCTGATGGTGTAGGTGGTGGTGACGCACCAGGTATGAAACTTGCGGAACCAAAAGGTGAAGAAGGAAAACCATCTGTAAAAAAAGTAAAGCATTCATGCGTTACCAAAGTGGAGCACCCAGAGTGGGGAGCTGGTAACTGTCTAAGTGAGATGCATACGCTTGATGAGGAAGGAAATGTATCTCACTATGACATAATGTTTGA